AGTAAATCTTCGTAATCTGGTAACACAGCATAATGTTCTGCCATTTCTCTTAAAGAAAAAGCTGTAGGTACTGCTTCGTTTACTTCATCAATGATATTTCCTGCTTCATCTACAAAAGATGATGTATTTACTTTTGTGCCAGGAAATTGCATAGGTATTCCTTTTTCACCATAGAAGTACATTCTCTCTCTGCTTTCATCTTGAAACACTTTTGTTATGTAATCAAATATTTCACCTTCATCAACTAAATCAGGATTAGAATCTTTTATAGACTTAGTCATTGTTCTAAATACACTGTTAACTACAGCATTTACATCTTGTTGATTTTTAGCTTTTAATAATTGAAATATAATTTCATCTCTTTCTTTATAACCTGCACCAGAAACTTTCATTAACCTATCTAAGTTATCTGCTGTTTCTGTCATAAGATTTATAGATGCAATTCTTGTAGGTGCTAATCCAAATGCTCTTTTAAGTTTTACTGGTAACACACCTGTAAGTTGTCCACTTAAACCAACTACACCACCAAATTGGTTGTTTGTTTTTTTACCTATTAACGCACCTACTGTTCTACGAAGTGGTGCTATATCTGCAGAACCACCAGTTATTGCTTCTGCTAAATTATTAGCTAAAACAGATAATGCTTTTGGTTGCATAGGTAATTTATTAAGTGGTCTTGTATTAATTAACTCATTCATTACTTTTGCATTAAAGTAAGTACCAGAGTATGGTGCTAGTAATATACCTTCTAAATCACCACCACGCATAAGACTTTTAACAACTTCACGCATAACATCTTCATCTTTAACACCTACTAATAATTTTTTAACATAAGGGTCTATGTTTCTAAGTTGTGGTATATCGTTCAAATGTGCAATAGAATCATTTTTAGTTAACCCTGTAATAAAATCTTTACCCCACCTTGAATCTAATATTTCATCTGCAGTTTTTCCAAACACTTGCCTTCTAGCTTCTTTACCTGTTTTTCCAGGTGCTATAGTTCTTATTGCTCTACCTGCTTTTGTAGTTTTATTAACATACGCTGCTCTTTCTGCATTAGACAATATTGCTCTTGCACCTGTCTTAACACCTGAACCATACATAAATAACAAGTTTGCAGGGTCAGCACCTAATCTAAATACACCATCTACTAATGCTGATGTTAACGAATAACCTACAGAACCCTGTGGTGCAAATGTTCCTGCAAGTATTCTACCTGGTGATATGTTGACATCTCCTGCTACTTTTGTGTCATATTTAAATTGATTTTCATCTTTAGCAAAATCTTGTGTAACAGAATCACCATATATTTTTGCTGCTTCTTTTTTAGCTCTAGCAGGACTGTAACCTAAATTTAGTGCTTGTCTATATCCTTCTGTTTGTGTTAAATCTAAACTGTTTGCAAAAAACCCAGTACCTAAGTTTCTTACACCATATTTTTCTTGTGATTCTTTTGCTCGTGTGTATCTTGTTGGACCATATTTTTCTTTTGATTCGTTATACGCATCAGCAAAAGTATCTCCTAATAATTTTCTTCTTAGTTGGTCTGGACCATTTTTTTGCAAAGCAAAACCTGAAAGACCACTTTTTAAAACACCTTCTAATAATGGTGTATCTGTAGCTTGTGATGCAACTGCAGCAGATTTAAAACTTCTTGATACCCATTCAAATCCCTGTGTAAGTTTTAAGTCCGACATTTGAGTAAATCTTTTAAATCGATTTACATCTGTTAATACTTTTTCTCTATCTTGTTTTTCTTGTGAAGAAAATTGTTTAGCTGCTATATCTAACAACAATTCATCATCTGCATCTACACCCATTTGTGGTAAGTAAGACACTAATCTTTTATCTAGCGTAGGATATGCACGACTTACATCTGCAACTTGTTGTGCTAATTCAGGAGTAATTTGTTTTTTAAATAACTCTACTTCTTTTCTGTTAGCAGTAGATTGTTGAGAGTAATATTCCTCTAATTCAGGTGGTATAAAAATATATGGCTTGACCATTTAGGAATCCAATAATTGGTCAAATATAGGGTCTGGAAATACCTCTCTTGCTGCCATCAAAAAATTATCTACTGTATTTGTAGTAATTGGTTGTGGACCATTGTTGCCTGGACCAAAAGGAATACCTGCAGTAACAGGTTCGCTAGGTCTTTGTGTAGGTGCTGATAAAGACATAGGTTGTGGTCTAGGACCTGGTATTGCACCTGGAGGACCACCATCCATAGGCGGTGTACCACCAACTGCAGCTATTTGATTTTCTATAGCAGTTGTTTGTCCTGTTGGGTCGCCTTCTTTTCTTGGTGGTGCAACAATATCTTGATATGCACCTCCACCTGTCATGTCAGTATCAGTTGCTTCTTTTAACGCTTTGCTTTTTCTTACCATAAATCTTTTCCTAACTCTGGATTGAATTCGTATTCAAATGTTAAATGTATAAAAAAGTGTGGGTGTGGTGTAGGTAAAGTTATATATTGTTTTGCAACAACCATCTCTTCATCTTCTTTTGTTCCTGTAAATACATCTTCTGACCAATCTTCTTGATTAATCATGTCAAAAAATATATTTGTTACTTTATTGTTGTCCACCAGGACCTCCTGCTAATGCACCTAAGACTTGTTCTATACCTGCAGGTTGACCACCTGGACCTCCAGGAATTTGTGGTCCTCCTTGTCCAAGTAATGCTTGTTCTTCTGGACTAGGTTCTTCACCTTCTGCTGTATAAAATTTATCTAGTATCTCTGACATCTTCTGTGGGTCTTTTCTTATTTCTATTGCTGCCATAGTAGCTTTAGGATTACCTTGTGCTGCCTGTGCCATTAATGATTCAAACAAAACTGTTTCTGCTTTCTCTGCAGATATTCGTTGTTGAATTTTAGAAATGTTATCTAATCCATCCATATTTTCTTGTAATGTCTGCGTATCAATAATTCCTTGTTGTTTTAATTGCAACCCTGTAATTATTTTTTGTGGCTCATCAAATCCTGCCATTACGCCATACACTCTTCTTGTTTCATAAACTTCTTTTATGTCTGATGTAGGTGTATAAGATTCTTTATACGCAGTTCCTTTGTGCCTACCTGCAATAGGTTTACGAACTCCAGGAAACATAGTTTCATCATATTCTAATCTTTTAGCATCTAGTTCTTGTAATGCTTCTTGTAATATTCCTTGATATTCTCTTACATGAAGTGATGCAGATTGTCCTAGTTCTTCTAGTCCTCTACCTGTAACAAATGCGTTAGGAGATTGTCCATCATCAGATACTGGATAAGCTGCACCAAGTCGCAAATGTCTTTCAAGTCTATCTACTTGTTGAAATAATTGATATGGTAGATTATTGACTGGCTTAGACACTTGCGAACCAGGTGTTAAATAGTTAACAGCAAATCTGCCTTTTCTATATTTTCCTGACTCTATTTCTCCAACAATGTTTGTTTCTGTAAATACTGCATCTTCCATAGCAATAGTTCCAAGTATGTTAATCTTTGCCATGTTCGCCATAAGTCCTGTAATGTGTTGAAACTGACTTTGCATTTGGTCAAACGCATATCTTTTAGCCACAACAAAACAAGGACCTGACTTTAATACATTAGGCATAAAATCTATTATCTTTTTGTTTTCAGGTAGGAATACATAAGTTCCTTCTTCATCTCTATACTCAACTACAACTTTTCCATGTCCTGTAGAGTTAGCCCATCCTCCTGCTCTATCTGTACTATCTAGTAACGCAGAATATGGGTTTTGGAAACCTTCATTATTTTCTTCTTGTGCAAATATCCATTGTTTAGCATTTGGATATTGTTCTGCCAATATTGTGTGTGGAACCCTACGAATTATTGCTAATTCTTTAGGTTGTTGGTCGTTACCAAATATTCCTGGATAACAACTAAATGGGTCTTGTAGTTCAGCATAAGGATAAGGATTACCATCTTTATCTCTTCTGTGTCCTATAGTCCATGCTATAAAACCATAACCAGGCAACCATCTTGCAGCTTGTGGTAATTGCATGTGTAATTTTTGAAATTTATCGTATGAAGTTACAATGCGTTCAAGTTTCTCTGATTTTTTTCTAGCTCTCTCGCTATCTTTTTCATTTATAATATCAACTTTTAAATCTGGACTTCTACCTAGTTTTTGTGCAAATCTTTCTAGTGCTGTTAAAAATAAGTTAGGTGCAGGTAGTTCGTGATATTCTACATTAATTGAATTACCAAGAAGTGCTTTAACTGCAGCTTCACCACCATTCATAATGTCACGAATCCTAGACCTATCAGTCATCTGTTGTTGATTGATTACTCTTAGGTAATCTATTTTGTCGTATAATTTTTTACTACTTAAAGGCATTTAACTCCAATTATCTAAATCCATATTACTAGGTTCGTACCCTGAAAAGCTAGGATTATAATCGTACCCTAACTCTGCAAAGCGTTCTTTCTGCATTCTTCTTATAGCTCTCATTGGAAACCAACTAGCCATAACTATGTCAGTCTTTGTACCCACTGTTTTGCTTTTGTTTTTAGCAGAACTAAAATACACTAACTGACTTGTATATAAGTTTACCTTCTCTTGTGCTTCAAAGCTAAGATATGGCAAAGAAATATTTTTTTCTTGAAACATTGGTCGCATAGCTGTAACACCATAAAGTGGGTCAAATTTATTTTTAAATGTTTCGTGTCCTTCTAAAAATATACCATGTCCTGATGAAAACTCTCTAATACTTTTATCTTGTCGTATTGCTTTCTGAAAACCATTTTCTTCTATGACCCAATGTGACAAATTATATTTTAACCACCATTCTTTAATTATGTCTAGTGCCTGTGGAATACCACCACCTAAACTATTGTTCATATCTACCATGTGTAATTTATTTTCTACAGGTTCGTATGCCCACAAAAAAGCTGCCTGATAACCTGTAGATGCAGGGTCTAATCCTGCAATCAATCTTGTACCATGTGGTATGTGTCCTATATCACGCTTTTGGTCACGACATTCCTCTATCTCTACTCTGTCAAACAAAGCGAGTCCATCAGGCATTGCAACATTTAGATAAACCATTTCGTATATAGCTCTACCACCTGTAGTTTCTGCTGCTCTCTTTCTGTCCATTAACCATTTGTAGGTTCTTTTATTAGACCACAACATACAATCTTTATGTTCTTCTTCGTTCCAGTCAGGCATATTACAAGCTGTATCATGTGCTTCTTCTACAATAGTTTTCCAGGATTCGTTATCTAACAAATGTGAATACAAGTCATCATAATGTTGCCTAGAACCTATAACGACCATAGCTGTATGTTCCTCTTTACGACTAGACAATGTTGTTGTCCACCAACTTCTGGTGTTTTCTCTTGATGCAGGTTGCATAGTTGAAGTATGGTCCTCAATGTCATCTGCAATAATTAAGTCACAGTCACGAGATAGTATTTTACCACCACGACCAATGCCTACCATAGTCGGACTTTTAATACCTGTAACTGTTCTTGTTCCTACAGTAAAGCCACTCTGTGACCAAGATTTACCAGTTCTTGTTGTAGGTTTAAATTTAGGTCCTGGTCCACATATCTCTTCTATTAATAATTCGTTACTTTCAAGTTGGTCAAGTACAGAACCTATAGCGTTTTTTGCAATCTCTTCGTTACCACCTACCCATAAAATACGAATGTTAGGTTTTGTGCAAATAAGCCACACTGCAAAATGTATAAGTAAATCTGTTTTACCATGTCGTGGAGGTGACAATATCATTTGTTGTTCACCATGTTCTATAGCATCTAAAATAGAATTAATCCATTTAATATGAAA